TACGATGAATGAAGTGAAATCGTCAGGTTTTAAAAGTAGTAACGGTTTATATAAATAAAACGAATTAATAAACGGAGGTGTTTACGATGAGAGATGTAACGAAACGATTACAACGCATCTTAACGGAACTAGAATCACTAGAGTCCGATATGCAACAAACGAATCAACGTAAGTCACAAACAGATTTAGCGCAGCAAGCTATCTTACACACTATCGAAATTGAGGCGTTTACTACAGCACGTGGCAATCACTTGTCGAAAGAACTGAAACGCATTCGTAAAGAACGACGTAAGGCAAAGGATGATCAAGCGGTATTACAGTCGGTTATGCACACGTTAAAAGGCGTTAAATAGAAAGTCGAGTGCAGTATCGGTAGTGTAACCGGAGTAATTGAACGTCAACAAGAACGACAGGTAACAAAAGGCTACTGACGTATAGACTAATGTAAATTTTACGGTCAAATACGTAGACAAAATCCTAGAAATCTACGAATGGATTAATTACAAGGTGTTATCGATAGGATAGGTGGTAACTAACGCAGATATAAGGTAACGGTCAGAAAAAAAGACCTAAGAATATAGGTCAAAAGAAAAGATGTATCCATATATTAACATTCTTGTCGGTCGAAGGCTATATGTATCGTATTGAGAAAATTCATAACGATACATGTCGAAAACGTAGAAAAAAGAACCTCTGTAGCGACAGAGATTCAAAAGGGATGGAGTAAATGTGTCTTTTGGGAAGACGTCTCGAGTAATGTCCGCTCGATAATTAAATGATAACACGAATTTTCTGGAATTATTAGCGGTAAATGTACCCAACAGAGGTAGGTAAAGGAGGCCGAATAAACAAACGAAATGCAATTAAACGATCCATTACTGAAAGAAATCTACATCGAGGCGCTAATCCGTCGTAACGTTTTCAAAACGGAAGACGGACGGGATTTATGGCAGGCGTCTAATGAGGAATTACATGCGCAATTATTTGACGAGGAGGGAACAGAATGAACAAGGTAATCTTAATGGAAAATGAGTTAATGATAGCGGCTAGTCGTTATGCAATAGAGAAAAAAGGTTTTCGATTATCGATGGACCATTACGTGCAAGTGAGCTTAAGAAAGGTAGATGGGGAATTTATCGCAATTATATCGAAGGGTGAACGAAAATGACCCGAATATCAACGAAAGATTTCCGCAACCTACCAATCGAAAAGTGGAACGTTACAACATTCCGTGAGTACTTAAAGCACGTACATGAGGAGCGTTATAAAATCCCTTACGTCACTCGTAGCTATGCGATGGAAGGTCGAATGCTCAAAGCGTTCATCGCCGAGCATAAACCGGAAGCAACAAAGCGATTCATTGACGTATGTTTTGCCGACTATAAGCCGACGCGGGAGTATCCTGGATTAAACTTTGCGTTTATGTATTCGTATATGCGATCCAGGTTGTTGCCGCAGATACTCGATGATTTACGTAGGGAAGAAGCGAAGTTACAGAGACAAGCGGTACAACCGGAAGTTAGTACGGAAGAAATTATCGATTATTTATAAACGGAGAAATTATTTTTCGAGTATGTGCAAGTGGGGCTCGAAAAAAGGAGATATGTATTACTAGAAGCGGAGGGATAAAGATGGCACGACCTAAATTGACGTTTGAACAAGTGAAAGTGAAGTTTGAAGAACGTGGTTACGAGCTATTGGAAACTGAGTACGTAATAGGAACGGCAAAGATGCGGTATAAATGTCCGAACCATCCGGATAAAGACTTATCGATTAGCTATGCGGAATTACGTAATGGTAGCGGATGCCCTTATTGTGGAAGAGAAAAACGCAAGCTTTCCTTTGAGTATGTAAAGGAGACTTTCGAAGCACGTGGTTATGAACTGTTAGAAACTAGCTACGTAAACAATAGTAAGAAGATGCGATATAAATGCCCATATCATCCAGGTGAAGTGTTTACGATAATGTTCTTACATCTTCAAGGAGGGCACGGATGTCCGAAATGTGGAAAAGAACGAAGTGGACAAGTCCGATCAGAAGCCCATCTTAGAGAGCAACTAGCGACAAGTTCATCGAGATATACGAAAGAGCAGCGACAAGAAGCACGACAAGAAACTTCGAGATTGCTAGATATGTATTGTTACGATTGTCCAAACAGAGATTTACCGTATCTTGGAGCGATTGAGCAAAACTGTTATAAGAACTGTCCGCATGGAATCGGATTAGATTTACGAAGATGTGGGGCGATATTGGCCGGTGAGGATGCAAACGCAGTAATCGAACATTATAAGGTGAAGTTCGAAAAAGAACGGATTGATAGTAACAGTCGTAAGGAGGCGCTAGTAAATGAGTAAGGCAGGCGTGGCGAAGACGCAGGGGTTTCGAGAACCGAGGAAGCGTAAGAAGGTAACGTTGGAAGAGCGTTTGGTTGATGGTGGGGTGGTTGTCGGAAAGGAATGTACGAAGTGTGGCGAGTGGAAGCGGTTGGAGGATGAGTTTAATAAGAGTAAGAAAGGTCTTGGTGGAAAACACCATGACTGCAAAGAATGCCAACGTAAATACCGTATAGAAAACAAGGAAGGGACTTCAATAATATATCACAAATGGTATGAGGAAAATAAAGAAACTCATTTAGAAAACTGTCGCAATTGGAGAATTGCTAACCAAGAAAAAGTGGCAGAAACCAGCCGTAAATATCGTGAAAATAATAAGGATAGGGAATATGAAAGAGCGAGAGTTTGGAAAAGTGAAAACCCAGATAGAGTTCTAATACACGTTCAGAATCGACGTGCGCGTAAAAAAGCGTTACCCGCTACCTGGACGATAGAGCAGAAGGAAGAAATGCTAGATTATTTCGGAAGAAAGTGTGCGTTAACGGGGGAGAGCAAGATCACGGAAGAACATGCGATTCCACTATCGATAGGACATGGAGGCACCATACACGGCAATATGTGGCCATTATGCCTGCGATTAAATTCATCGAAGTTCAATAAAAACATTTTCGATTGGTTCGAAGCGAATAGGCAACGATTCGAACTATCACAAGCTAAATTCGACCGTCTTATCGCGTGGTTGGCAGCCGCAAACGAAATGACAGTCGAAGAATACCGAGATTACGTGTATTGGTGTCACACTAATCCAAACGATGTACTAGAAAGTGAGGCGATTTAATGCAATGCATTCTATCCGATCATTGCTCGCTATACAAAAGCGAATCATGTAACCGTAAGTGCACCTCGTACATCGCACTACACGGACATAACGGTAACGGAGGACGTATGGCAGCGACCAACTTACCGAAAGAATATCGTCATTTAACGTTACTGAATTCGCCTGTACGAGTGTCCCAACCGAAAGTCTATAAATCTATCGAAGCGTATGTAACGACTTTCTCACGGCAATTTGAGGCGAGTGGTACAACGGATGTAAAAGATAAAATCAAATCGATGTACTTGTTTTCCGAAGAAACTGGCACGGGGAAAACGACGACAGCAGCCGTAATTTCAAACGAGTGGCTAATCCGGCATTATATCGGTAGTTTGCAGCGAAATAGGCAATCGTTGCAGATACCTGGATATTTTTTAGATGTGAACGAATGGCAAGACTTGTATAACGAATTTAATCGGACGAATGTTCCGAAGGACGTATCGGAAAAAGCGGCGAGAGAATATTACAAGCGTGGAAGTAATGCAAGATTTGCACCTTTCGCCGTTCTCGATGATATAGGCGTACGTAGTGCCACGACTGGATTCCGAGGGGACTTACATGCGTTAGTTAACTATCGTGTTTCAAACGGACTCCCAACAGTCTACACTTCGAACATTCCTATTGATGAGTGGGAGAGCGTGTTTGATCGTAGGTTGTACGATAGAGTGCGAGATTTGTGCGTAGTGTTGCCGTTTGAGGGCGAATCGAAAAGGGGGATGCGTAGATGATCACGGTACAAGACTTAATTAATGCGCTACAGAAAATCGAAGATAAATCGAAAGAAATAATAGTCGACGCGTATCCAGTTAGTGATGTAGCAAAAGTAGATATGTTAGTAGTAGATGAAGAAAGATTAGAAGACGCAGTATTTATTGATATGTATTAACTAGGGGGAATCGCAATGAAAGAAATTATTATCGGAGTGACTTTCGCAATTTATGACGTTGTGTTGGAGATAACAGATAAATCAGTTAAATAAGTATTATCAAATTTGAATTTTATTAGAAAAGGGAGAGGAAGAAAATGACTGTAAAAACAATTACTGTACCCAATAGAGATTTACAAGGATGGTTATATGGAACGAAAAATGTAACTGTTGAATGGAGTTGTCCAACCTGCGGAAAAGAAATGGGGAAACCGAATTTGGAAAACTTTTGTGAAGATGAGACATGGTATGTCGTTCATAAATGGGATAACGAGTGCGGGCATATTGCTAAGTATACAGATTTAAAAGAAATTTAACCAAAGCGTTATTTGGGAGAATTGTGATTATTCAAATGTGTTTCAGCCAGTCCAGCGCCAATAATAGCACCAATAATTAATGCGCAAGCAATTAAAATACCTAAAATAATTAACATAGCAAAAGTAATTTTTTTCGCTGTATCTCCTTTCGGGGCAAGAATAGCTAAAACAATTGAGATAGGTATTAAATAAATTAAGTAATTGTTTGTATGCCCAGATAATGAAGCAAAAAACACGATTGAAGTTAAAAACATTGAAATGAAACCAAAGTATTCTCTCATTGCTTTATCCTTTCGTGGAAAAATGAATTATACAGATTATACCATAAACAAAGAGAATCAAAATGAGTTTTCAATAAAAACGCTATTTTATTAGAAAAGGAGAATAAGTGATGAAAAATATATCTAAAGTAGAGTTCGCTACACAACAATTAAAGTTAGCTTATGAAAATTTAAAGAATCAACAAGAAATTGTAAAACAGTGTGAAAAATCATTAGAAGAAGCTGTAAAAAATGAAATGTAGTATATGCGGAGTAAACGTGACAGTTAAACCAATTACTGATATTTGTACCATCTGTAATTATAAATTAGGTGAAGGTTACTTGGTTGAAGAATTAAAAGAAATGAGGGCTTGAGATGGGTGCATGTTCATTGTGCAACGGAGAAGGATATGCAATTGACCACAAAGGTTATGAAGTACCTTGTCCTTATTGTAACGGAACAGGCGAAACAAAAAAACTAAACAAAAATTTCATTTTGTCACAAATAAAAGAGCAGTTAGCCCAGTCTAACTGCTCCATACAAAGATAATGATCTAGATGCATAGATATTATATGCTGAGTTATTGATTTTATTCAAGGAGGAATAAAGAATGTGTGCTTATTGGGAAAACGTAATTAAAGAATTCTTTAAGAAACAGGAGCAGGAACGAAATAAAAAAGCAGCTAGCAAAAGCTAACTGCTCGGCTCCAATGGGGAACTGGAGAAAGATTGTATCTATAGTATTGACGGAATGTTGAGTTTTATTCAAGGAAGGATGCTATTTATTATGTAAGTAATAAGATGCAACTCCTATAAGAACTAAGGACTCACATACAATCGCAAATATATTTTTTTGTGGTTTTCGCAAATCACTTATCAATGATAATAAAGCACCGATCCCTATAATAATCAAAAAAATAAGACTATATATATCAATCATTTTTATCACTCCTAACATTTGAATAATTTAATTATATATTAATTACTATTTTGTGGAAAAGATTGTTTAACAAAATAATCCTTTTAATAGAGACGGAGGTAGAACAATGACCGCACACTCAACGAGAGAACAAGAAACGGTATTAACTTTCGACAACGATACGAAGGAATGGAGCGCATACTCTTGCGTTCCTAAACACATTCGTAAGTTAATAGCCTTGGTCGGTGAGGAAAAAGTTACTGTTATCGATAGTGATGATGGCAATATCTTGGCGGTGAAATGTACGTTAGGAGAAAAACAAGTAAGTATGAATAAAGTACGTCAGTACAGCGAGGATCAGAAACGAGAGATGGCGGAAAGAATGTGAGCAGTTAGGACTACAAACGTATAATTTAATGTATAATTAATACAATTTACTAGATATAGGAAAAGAGGAATGAGAGATGTTGAAATTACAAGGGAAATACAATGAAGCAAAGGTATTTACGAATAACGTTGAAGAAGCAGCGGTAGGTCAAATCATTGATTTATGTAATCAGGAATTTGCAAAAGAGAGTAAAATCCGAATTATGCCTGATACACACGCCGGCGCTGGTTGTACTATTGGAACGACGATGACCATTCAAGATAAAATCGTACCTAACCTTGTTGGAGTAGATATAGGTTGTGGTATGGAAGTTGTTATAATTGATAAGAAAAAAGAGGAAATTAACTTTGATCAATTAGATGACACAATTCGTAAACATGTTCCAAGTGGTTTTAGTATTCGAGATAAGGAACATCCATTATCAAAGATGATTGATTTTAAAGATGTAAGAGCACCGTTTACATTACAACGTGCTCAAAAGAGCATTGGTACTCTTGGTGGGGGAAATCATTTTATTGAGCTTAATGAAGACGATAAAGGGAATGTGTACATTGTTATACATAGCGGTTCCCGTAACCTAGGTAAACAAGTAGCAGAGTACTATCAAAACTTCGCTTACGAACAACTACTAAGTGTTAAATCAATTAAAGACGAAATCATTGAGCGTTTAACGAAAGAAGGTAGACAACAAGAAATCCATGAAGCTTTACGCGGAATTAAGAAGCCTAAAATCCGTAAAGAATTAGCTTATTTAGAAGGTAAAGGATTCGATGATTATATGAATGACATGAAGATTGCTCAAAAGTATGCTGAGTTAAATCGTAAAGCTATGATTGATGAAATTGTAACGAGAATGGATTGGGAAGTAACTGATCAATTTACAACAATTCATAACTACATAGACATGGATAATATGATTCTACGAAAAGGCGCTATTTCAGCACAACAAGGTGAGCGAGTAATTATTCCAATTAATATGAGGGATGGGTCAATTATAGCATTCGGTAAAGGTAATTCAGATTGGAACTTTTCTGGTCCACATGGAGCTGGTCGAATCATGAGTCGCAAGAAATCCAAAGAAATGATTAAATTAGAAGATTTCCAGAACACAATGACTAACGTTTGGACGACTTCAGTTGATAAAAGCACATTAGATGAAGCGCCAATGGTATACAAACCGATGGATGAGATTGTAGAAAATACGAAAGGCACAATTGATATTAAGCATATTATCAAACCAATCTACAACTTTAAAGCTAATTAACTAGGAGGACGAACAATGAACTACGGAGATTACGAGTGGGAGTTAGGGGAGGAGGACGAGAGTTAAGGTGGATTATCGAGGGAACTGTCGGTAAATATGGTGGCGGAGGACGGAAGAAGTGACTTTTGGTGACCGCGAAAAAAGAGCGTAGTAACATACGCCCTTATACACTAATTTATTCACTATAAATGAAGAAATACCGCACTTGTGACGGATAATTATACAAATTATATTAAAGTGACCGGTCACTTTCCGAGTCACTTGATCGTACTTGTGACGGATATTTATAAATGTTACGTTATGCTGGCGAGTCACTTTTCGAATCACTTTACAAACAACTTTTCCGCATATTTTTGATAAATCGAACTAGCCACTACTG